CAGAAAATGGAAACTGAAAGCCTGAATATTTATGTTTCATCTGGGGTCAAGGAGCTCGTGCGCTAGGAAGTGAGCTGCTCTGGCACTAACAGGATTTTCGGTTAGAAACCTAATCGGTCCTGTGTGGAGCAAACAGAGGCGCTCGGAGATAGATGCAGAGCACAATTGACCTGGTCGGCAGGGGTGAGGTTTATTTAGATATAAGGGGTGCCCACACTTGTAGCAGTAGTTCAGGCGGGCCGCTCGACGTTTAACAGCTGAGCGGCTGGTGCCCTGGTACTTGCTACTGGCACAGCGTAAGAAATTAAAGAAGTCACACACACACGAAATGATAGCTATTTGGATTTCGGGGGGAAGTGGTTTAAGGGCTTGTAGGCATGCTAGGAGTATTGGTTCAAAGGTGGTTAGATGTTGAAAGGGGTCGGGCGGAGGCCGGAGTGCTGGGTAGTCCTTCCTTTGGTGAAGGCAACGTGGTCCATCGTGAGGTCCGTGCCATTTCCTGGAGCGTTGGCAATTTTCACAGCGAACATGGCCTGATTTGCGATCCTCTCCGCGGAAGTAGGGTGTCTCTCTAGGGGCACATACAGGGAAGCGGGCGAGAGGATACCATGGAAGAAGTCGAATGCCGCGAATTTCGCGTTCTCGTCTACCCCGGATTTCATCCAGTTGGCCGGAGGCTGGTCCGCCTTGATCATGAGGTTCCATACCACCCGAGAGTAGTAAGCGCAAAAAGCGCGCAGCGGGCAGAAATCCCTAACCACTAGGGCCAATGCGTTTCGTTCAACAACGGGGTTGAGATCTTCGTTCGCTCCAATAATATCAGCTTCAGGGGAAGAGCCCGCGTCGGCGCAAGCTCTGGCGAGGTCGATGGCGTATAAGAACACGTTGGCAGGATCGATGTTCAAGATGCGGACCCAAGCTTTCCCGATAGCCTCAGTCTGTTTAGGGTTAGCTATGGAGTTAGTGACCGGTGAGTATCTTAGGTTGAGGTTGAGCAGGTTCAGCGGCACAGCATTCATGTTGTTCGGGTTAAAGGCAGGTGGAGAGACCCCATTGTTGTGGGTTTTTGCTTCAGCGTGGAAAGCGTGTGTGATACGCTTTTCGATGGGTTCTTGGTTTTCCTTACCTGCAGCTGTGGGCGTAACTGAGGGAGTGGGTACGGGGATAGGTTTCGGGGTCGTGTCGTTAGGGCCCGAAGGTGTCGGGTGAAGTGGTTCTTTGCCCTTGTTGTCGTTGGTAGACATGAGAGAGTTCGGGGCGCTGGGTTTGTGAGTTGGAGGTTTGAGTACTGGATGATGGTCGCAGAGTTGGTGCCGGTCGAACTCGCAGTAGTGTGGAAATGGATAGCTGCGGTAGAGAGGGTGAGTGTAGTCGAAGCTCATGAGTTCGAGTTTGTGTTAAGTTTTAAACCGGTTTAGCCGGTTTAAGCGCTCTGACTAGCTCTGCAAGTTGTTCGGGGTTTGGGCAGTTAGTTACGGAGGCTGAGGCGCCAGAGACTACAATTGTGCAAGGTTCAGGTGCGGGGAATAGGCTGGCAATGAGTGCAAGAACAAGAATGGCGAGGATTAGTAAATCTATTGACTGCATGAATTAGTAGGATCAGTAAGATTGGGGCCAGGTACAGGAAGGAAGGGGTGCTAGGTTTTGTGGCTCTCGGGGAGTTATAATGGACTACTTTGCTGCCGTCTCTGTAGTACCCTCCAAAAGGAAGTGAGTGAGAAGGATCTCCGACGTGACGACTTGTGTCTCGGTTGAGCGTGAAAGTGAGCAGTGCTAAGGCGGCGCCAAGAGCTAGTAGTCGGAAAGCCCAAGTGTGGTCAGGAGGAGGTTGTAGAGGCATCCGGAGTGAGTATGAGAAGGTGGTTAGAGTGGCGGGTCAAACCGATGTAAATCTCTTTGGTGAGGGTGTCTGCAGTAAGTTCGTGAGAGATCAGGATCGTGGTTCGTGGGAAAGTTAGTCCTATGCTTTCGCAGGGCCTCAGGTAGTCTAGTGTGTGTTTGGCAGCCAGCTCTTGAGTGGGTCGGTCGCAGGCGATGATTTGGCCGTCTGGTTCAGCCTGGAAGATATTGTCTACCCGGACGGTATCTTCTTTATGTGCGTAAGTTTCAATGCCAAGTTTTGTTAGGAGAGCGGCGGTGGAATGGCCAAATCGATGGGAAGACGCGCAGATGTAGTGGGGTTTTCTAAGGTTTGGATTACCAAGGTATTGGATGGGGTCAGCAAAGATGTACTCGACGTTCTCGTGTATCTGGCTTAGAGGGTACTCGTCGACAATGGAAGCTTCAGAGAGAGCTTTGTGGAAGGGCGAGAGCAGCAGTGAGTTGGAGTGATGTTTCACAGGTGAGTAGATTTTGGTTGAGGGTGAGGACCGCGCGAATTCTTCAAGAAGTTGTGTCTTGCCGGCGCCGGCAACAGCGTGTATGACAATGGGTTTGGCGAGGGGTAACCGGGTGCGAATGAAGTTTTTGGATAGCAGGAGCTCAGGTAAGTCCATTTCGAGTTAGTTTGTTTTAAACCCCTCAGGGAGGTTGAGGAGATGGCCCATTTTGTGCTTGATCATCTCTCGGACGAGCAGTTGGTGGTGGTCAAGTTCTTCAGGTGATAATAACTCATAGAGCTCGTCTTTAAGTTGATAGGCAATGCGTAAGTCCAAGGCATAGTTTCTGGCCACGTCCGCGAGATCTTTGTTGTGCTTAGCCAATAACCAGGAGGCGTAAAGCTGGGTGGGGTTTTTGATCAGGCCTTTTGGAGTGATGAGCCAGCCACAGAAGGTCGCAAAGTCTCCTTTCTGTTGGGTTCTAATCTTGGCCTTAGACTTGAGGCTGAGCTCTGGTGAGATATGTTGGAAGCTGGGTTTTTCAGAGAGGGGCGACGCGCATGCAGAGTCGTCTCCGGCGTAGAGCTGGGCGGTGCCTTTCGGCACAAAGTACCTTGTGTGGTTGTATGCAATGGAGCACTCTGTGTTGGCGTCAAAGGTCGGCCCTTCACCAGACAACCTCATGATCGATATAGTCCCAAGGAAGATGTGGGCGTTGCATTTCAGGTGTCGATACCCGGCGATGATCTCCTCGGGGATTGAGTGGTATTTGGCCTTAATGAGCTCGAATTGTAACATGTTGGCGTCTTGGGATTGGTCGAACGCTTCAAAGTCATTCTCATGGCTCTGGGTGTTGAAGTTCCAATACTCACGCACCCATGTTCCGATTTGGTTTGGGTTGGTCTCGCAGTTGATCATAATTTCGGGTGGGCAAAGTGAGGTGCGGATGCGGCGCATGTACCGAGCCATAGTTCCGTATAGCATGACAGTCTGTTGCATGAAGGAAGCAATAGTTTGGCCGGGTTTGATCCTAAGGCAGCCCATCTTCTCGACTTTCTTGACCCATTGTGATTTCAGGAAGAGTTGGATTTTGTTGGAGTCAAAGTCGGGGTCTTGTCTTTGGGCGGCATTTGCGAGTGCAGCCAGAGGCTTGCTGAGGTAGGTTAGTTGCACCTCGGCTTGACAAGAGTCCCAGAGTGCCTGTTCGAAGGGTATGGGGTCTTGTGGTAAACCCATGGCTTCTTTGTAATTTAGGAACAAGATGTCGCCAATGTCAGTGGCTATGCTGCAAGCCCTGATGTTCTCTTCTGGGGTGGTTATCTTGATTCTGGCATCTATTGTTTTCCAGAAGAGCGTTTCGTCTTTGGCCTGTTGGTGGGGAAAAAGTTGGACTACGGTGTTTTCAGTCTGGACGCAGTTGCTGTGGCCTAAGGCAGAGTGGAAGAGTTCCCGCGAGTGTTTATCAGTCAGCGGTTCGACCCACGGCTCTAGTGCTAGGTTCTCGTTAGCCGGTGGGAAATGCGTTGCTGGTGCGTACTCACGCACTGTGGGTTCGGCAGGTTGGTGCTCAGCGAAGGTCTCCTCACGTGTGTGGTCGATGAAAGTTTTGAGGAAAGGTGTGGCGTTCATCTTTTCCCAGTAATCAGTGTGATTTGGGCCAGTGTTGAAGAAGTGAATTTGGTCCACCGCTCTAGATAGTGCGGTGTACATGACCTTGTCAGAGCATAGTGGTGTGGCGTTGTCAAGAACTATCTGCACTTTTGGGGTGGTGAGTCCCTGACAGCCTGCGTAGGTTAGTGAGCGCTGCCCCATGTCGTTGAGCGCAGTTCTTTTAAGGATGGATGGGACAAGTGTTGGCCAACCGCTTTTCTGGTAGGATGAGCAGGTGATGGTGGTGGGGATTTCTTTTTCAGAGTACACCCCAAGCGCATTGGCGAAGGTTTTGGCATTTCTATGAGTGGCGTTGATGTTGTATGCGCAAAATTTGCCAAAGTAGTCCGTGGCGGGGTCAAGAGTAGAGATTAAGGCCTCAGGGTTCTCCTCATGGTAGTGGCTCTGTCTAGGATCTCCAGTGAGTATGAGAAGTTTGCACTGGCCCTTGAGGCTGACGTAGGCTTCAATATACCCTGGGGGAAGTTTAGAGTAGTCGTCCATGATAACCACGGGGGCGCTGTTCTGGATGAGCGCTTTCTCGAAGGTTTTGAAAGTCTCTTTCGGTGCATGTGGACATTTGTTTTGCCAGTCTCGAAGGAGTTCGATAGTGGGCAAGATGGTGACTACATTTCCGCGCTCAGTAGACGCCACCCACTGTTGGAGTAAGTGGGATTTCCCGGAGCCACCAGCGCCGTGTATTACAGTGGTAGGGAGGAGGTGTTCATTTTCCTCACAAAGTAGTGCGAGTGATGCGCGCCACTGTTTGTCCTGGTTCTTAACAAGTGCCCCTATGCGTAGATTCTTGACGTCTGAACCGAAGGCGGCGGCTCGAGTTTTGAGCATTGGGACGTCAGTGGGGTATCTATTGATGCAGTCGAGCAGCTCAAGCACTTCCGGAGGGGCTTCGACATTGTTGCTTCTGGGCAATTCTCTGTAATGCGTGATAGGCCATATGAGACAGTTGTCTGGGCCGTATTGCCTTTCAGTGCCCTGGAAGCCTAATGCATTGATGAGTTCCAAGTGAGGTGCCCAAGGGAGTGCTTGGATGGCAGAGATGCCGAGGCCTTCAGCGAGGTAGCTCGCGGCGGATTCAGAGGCGGAGTCCCATAAATCTTGTGTTGGTTCCTGAACGGTGTTGAGGAAGCGTTCCATGATAGTTGGGCCAGTTTCGACCATTTCCTCAAGTTTCTCTTTTCCTTTGTTAGTGGTCGGCGCTTGGTTATCATTCAGGTCGGCGAGGGTTAATGCGGAGGAGGGTCCAGCACCGGTGTTATTACCATTTTCGGCGGGCAGCCTAATCGTTGGTGTCACGTCGGAGGTGGTGGTATACCCTCGTTCCTGGTCTATGACAAGTGGGGTCTGGGTGTCGCTGGAAGCGGTGGTGCTAGGGCGTGGTTTAGTTACAGGACGCCATTCAGTGGTTTGGGGTTGGTTGGTGGCTTTGGGTAGGTTAGTGATCTTTCTGAGGTTAGTGGGGCAAGTGCGGGCCTGCCATCTGAAGGTTAAGGATGTGCGGTTAGTTGTGCAATCTCTAATGGCATGTTTTGTGCACCTTTGGGCACCGGGTTTCATGATAATGAAGTCACCAGGTTTAAGTTTCCAGGTCCTAGTGCCGGTTGGGGTCTTGAGCAGGAAGGTGGCGTTCCCAGTGAGGTTGATGGTGACCACGGTGACGTCGGGGTCGTAGCAGTCTTCGTCGTCAGCGTGGTATCCAATACGGGCTCCGGCGTCGTAAGTTTGAGCAAGACAGGTGTTGTACTTGCCGAAAATGGCTCCAATACGCTCGACCCAAGGGTAGTATTCTATGGTGGTGTACTCAATGTCGTTGTGCCCATATCTGTAGGTGGGTGGGCCGAAGAACCAAGCGCAGCGGTTTTTGAGTCTAGTGGTGGTATCATCTTGTTCAAGATACCAGGCAGGGACTTCAGCCATGTGTCCCATAAGGTATTCCGGCCCGTCGTCTTGGATGTAAATGCGTTTGTTTTTCTGAAGCTTGGTGACGAGGTCTTTGGAGGCAGCTTGGTCGATTGGGTCGGGGGTATCGGGCAGTTGGGGTCCCTGGGCCGGTGTTGAGTTGATCGGAGTTTTTGGGTTAGCGCGGTTAGCTTGTCCCCGCATAATGTCAATAGTCCGTATCTTGGTAGCGCCGGCAGTGATTTTGTCTAACTCGTCCTGCTGGGCGAAAATCTCTTCTTGGTCTGAGATGTCTGGGAGGGGGAGCAGGGCGGGCAGTCCCGTAACGGTGAATTCGGTCACTTGACGTGAGTATGTGAATGTTTCCCACTCAAGGGCCTCCAATAGCTTGCCGAACTCTTTCTTTCCGGCAATCTTTTCCCAGAGATTTGTTATGGTGTTCTTGATACGGACGGTGCAGGCTTCCCAGGCGGATAGGCCAAGCAATTGGTCATAGGAGTTAACTCCTGACAGTGCTCCAACAGCGAAGAAATAGTTGGCCATATGCAACAGGTCGTTGCCGGTGTATGTTTCAAGCTCCTTGTCCTTCATAAGTTGGCGTGTCTTGGCAACGACGTCGCGGAAGGTCACTGTGTTAATGGATTTAGCGTACAGGAGTAGTTTGTTAGCTAGGGTTAGTGGTATTGCCCTGTTAAAGTTTTTGTCGGCCGGGCGGAAGATTTTGGGCAAGAGCACTTGGGTATCTCGGCCGAAAGTGCGTACACGTGGGGTGAGTAGTTTCCCACGTTTGAAGCAGAAAAGATGATTCGCACCTAAGCTTTCGAGCATTTGGGCGGTAATTGTCATGCGAATCTCTTTACAGTCGGGCCCACGCCAGTGGATATGGCCAGTGTCTAACCATTGCAGCTGTTCGAACTCGTGGTGGTAGGCGCCGCCCCCATGGCCTCCAGGTATGTACTGGAAACCGTCGAAGTCATAGTTAATCTGGTATATCTCTGGGTAGCGGCTCGGTTGTTTGTAAGCAGCCTCGACTGGGAGAACAATGGTGGCGTAGAGAGTCTCTAGATTTGGGCTGTTTAGGAATAGTCGGACTAGGTCTCTACGGTCCATAAAGTGGAGTGTGTCACTGATGTAAGCCGTTCGTGTGGGTATGCTGGTGGAGGTGGATTGGACGTTAAAGTCGCAGTACCTAGAAACGTCGCGTGGTTCAATATGTTGGTTCAGGAAGATGTCTTGGAATTTAGGGCAGCGTTTCATGATGTTGAGCTTGCTTTTCTTAAGGAAGAGCATGGTGACACGTTCTTTTGGGAGTAAGGTACCAACTACATAGAGTAATTGGTTCTCAATCGCTTTGCAGGCACCGTGTGTGTGCAGTGCCACAGAGAAGGGGTTAGAACCAATGCCTAGGTGTTCGAGTGCGTCGGCGGCGTCAGGCTGTATAGCGTAACGGTTGATGTGTTCGACGTTTTTAAGTTCAGCGCGTATTTGGCGGCATGCCTCCTCTTGAAGTGTAGTGCGTACGGTGGTGTCTGTAATGCGTTCGATGGCACCCCTAATAGTGGCCATTTCTCTGGTTCTTAGCTGAGCTGTTGATGCAGAGACGATGATCACAATTTTTGGGGTGTGTATGATAATGTTTGCTTTTC